CACAGTTAGAAACGGAAAAGGCTCAAGCAACACGTAGCCAGCAGATTTTGGCAAAGGCAAAGGAGTATGGTATTCCCGAAAACTACGCCAAACGATGCGCCATTAAGGACGATGAGGACTTGGACGCATACTTCAAGGACTTGAAGCAGGAGTTTGCGAATGACGGCTTTAAGGGTGTAGTTCCTCCAGATACAGCAAAAAAAGAACTGGAGAATGAGACTCAGGCGTTTGCGAAAATGATTGCAGACGACACTAAAGAAATTGTAGAACAACAAAAACAGTGATTTTATGGCAGCAGGATTTAAGTATAATCTTGAACCGGAAGTTGAGCAGGAAGAACGCTACGACGTAGAAACCGGACGCAGACGCAGAGGTCCGTATAAGTTGGACACAACCAACCTCGTTGTCGGCTCGTACTTGCCCTCATTCACACCGATTGCAGCTGACTTGGTGAAGAAAACATCCCAAGTGGCTATCCGTGTGGAAGTATATGAGAAGTTTACGACAGGCTCCAATACCACATTGAAAATCAAGAAACGTTCTTTGGCTTACAAAGGTATGCACTTGGGTAACGGTGCGCATGGAGCGACAATCAACGCTATTGACAAGGCTGACAAAGCTTTTGATAAGCTGACGTTAGCGGCAGACTTTGGAGAAAATCTAGAAGCTGGAACAGTTCTTTACGAAGCGACAGCCGCAGACGGTACAACGCCCAAAGTTATCGCAAATTCAGCTCTGTATGAAAGGAAGCAGGTAGAGGATGGCATAGTATTGGTTTCCCTTTTGATGCGTGCGTTTGAAATCGAACCGACCAAGCTGGTAATGCCTTTCGCAGATATTGACAAGGCGAATATGCCGCACTTCCAGTTTAACGCTTTGGATGTCAAACAAGAAAAAGAAGCCGTATCTATTCCTAAGGCTTCTTCTAGTCAGGACGGTTTGATGAGTAAGGAAGATAAAGCCAAATTGGATGGGGTTGCAGCACAAGCTAACAAGTATACTTTAACAGCAGCTACGACTTCTGCTCTTGGAGGTGTAAAGCAGGCAGCCAAAGTGAATGATGCATCTGGTACGGTGTCGGTAGAAAACTTTAACGGATTATTGACAGCGTTGAAAAACGCAGGTATAATGGCAAAATAAAGAAAGGAGGACTAATATATGATGCTAACTATTCATACATTGTTTAATGACCCGAACATTGTAAATGCAGTGATTCAGCGTGTCCTCAAGACAAGAAAGGACACAATTTATTGGCAGCAGTATTTGGGCTTCCGTAGGACTACTACTCGTGTATTTAAAGACTACATCGGTCAGGTTACTGGCGTGATGGCTGGTTCCATCAACTCCCGTTATGGCGAAAAGCCTATCCGTGAACGCAGGAATATCGGTTCCGGATATGGTGAGATTGCCTATTTGGGTGACCGCTATCAAATCTCAATCGACCGTTTGTCTGACTTGCAGGACTTGATAGATAAGTATAATGCCGCCAAACCGGAAGACCAGAAAGCAGCCATGCGTGACATCGTGGACTTCATCTATGACGATTACCGTCAGGTATTGCTGGCACCGCACAAGCGTATGGACATTATCGTAGGCTCTCTGTTGATGACTGGAGCAGCAAGCGTGAAGAACAAGGACGACAATGCCGGAGGAATTGACTTATTGAACATCGACTTGCCGTTTAAGTTTATCAAGCCGGACACAGAGGATAAAGACTATTTCGTCACTTACTTGCAGCAGAAACTGAATGAGCTGAAATCTATTTACGGCACATTCCCCAAGATGATTATGAGCCGTGGCACATTCATCAAGAATATTATCGGTTCAAGTGAATTTGGAGATAAGTTCAAGATGCAGCTTACAGGCAACGAGATGTATATGTCCACCGGGATTATCACTTCGCAACTGGCTTCTGCTATTTTTACGGGTATCGGACTTCCGGCTATTGAAATCAAGGAAGATTATGTGGTAGACCAAACAGGTAAGAATATCCCCATTTATGCAGATGGTCGTATTTCCCTGCTTCCGCAGGATAAAATCGGTTATATGCGCTTCCACACTCCTTATGAAGCTGTGGATGGTGTACCGGGACGTAATTACACTCAGGCAGATGGCGATATGCTGATTTCAGGTTACAAGGACGGCAATGGTCGCTATCTGGAATACACAGCCGAATGGATTCCGCAGATTGCGAACCCGAACCTGATTGTGAACTTCGATTTGAGTGAGATGAACGCATGACAGTAAACGATTATATATTACAGAAGTTTCAGACCTTCGGCGTTAACTTGTCGGAGGCTGACCTTTTCGATATATGTCTGAACGCAAAGATAAGCGGAGGGGGTGAGATGAACGAGGATTGCCAAACACGGGTGTCGGTGGCAATTGCGAAGTTCATCCCCTCTCTATTGCTTCGTGCCACTTCCATCAGCGAAAGCGGTTTTTCTATGTCTTGGAACATTCAAGGCATTAAGGATTACTATTCATTTCTGTGTAAACAGTACGGTTTGAAAGACGAACTGGGTAACAAACCTAAAGTGACTTTCTTATGATATTCGCTCCACACATATTGCAGGTAAAAGTTATCACCCCGATGGATAAGGACGAGTTTGGCAGACCTATTCCCGGAACAGGTGGTGAAAGCTGGCAGGAGGTGTGCAAATGCCGTTGTGATGATAACACTACCAAAGAGTTTTCATCTGATAACGGCTCTGTGTATCGTCCGAATTATCATGTGGTATGCGAGAAGAAAATTACTGTCAAGGCTGGTGATGAAGTACGTTGCATGGATGGTGATAGCGTAAGAGGTCAAGGCGAAGTCTACACGGTAAAGAGTACAAACTACTTTAACTATTCGGAATTATGGATGTAGATTTCGATTTCTCAGATGTCGACTCCTTTTTCGATGAAGGAGAATGGGAGGTCGAAAAGAAGATGATTGATGTAGGCGATGAAGCCGTGAAGTACGCAGAGGAACATGGGGATTATCAAGACCATACACTCACTTTGAGAACGTCCAATGATTACGATGTCAATAAAGACGGTTTAACTCTGAAAAATGAAGCGGAATACGTATCATTCGTAGAATCTAAAGGGTATGATGTTTTAAGTGGTGCCGCTCTTCATGCGGAGAAACGATTAAAAGAAGAATTTGAAAAATGAAAAAGTATATTGGTACAAAGTTAGTTCAGGCTACACCTGCAATTCGCAAGGGTGGTAAGGTATATCTGCCCACTGATGCTATTCCAAGAACTATGGAACAAGTGGAAGAAGGATACAAGGTGGTATACGAAGACGGCTACGAGAGTTGGTCGCCTAAAGATGTGTTTGAAAAGGCATACAAGGTGGCTGAAACATTCAAAGACCGCTTACTTATCGAACGGCAGGATTTGGCTGAAAGATTTAGTAAACTGTGTGCTTTTGTAGACACTCCCAAGTTTAAAGAAGTTGTAAAAGACGAACACCAACGTGATTTGCTTCTGCAACAGCGCGATTATATGGGTGAGTATCTGAACATTCTCAACCAACGTATCGAAGCATTAGTATGATAGTAACTACCGACATAGGAAACATTCTCTACCGGGATTGCAAGGCTTTCGGAATAGCCATAGTGCCGGACGGGGAAACGCTGACGGGTGAATTGACCTCTGAAAGAATCGTTATCCATACGAAGAAACAACAGCCGGGAAAGTATTGGAAGAAATCTTTTGCAGAAGTGAATCTATGTGTACCCAATTTAAGCGAGAATGAAGCGAACACAATCCGGCTTAACGAGCTTGAAAGACAAGCCAACAAGCTCTTTGATGATGAGGTAAGCATCTATGACGGAACAACCTATCGTTACTCCATCGAATCAATCGGTACAGAAGCGGACACAGCTTTGAAGTGTCATTATGTGAATGTAAGAATTTTATTTGAAGTTTTAAATGTAAAATAATTATGGCAACAAGACCATTTATCGGATTAAAGAGGGTATGGTACGGTGATGTAGTGAAAACCGTAACCACTCCCGAAACCGGTTATACGGCAGCAGAGTTGAAAGCCCTGATTGCTACAATGACCGAAGTGAAAAACGTACATCAGGACACTTGGGGATACGAGGAAAGCGACCCTTCCGTGACTGACTATATCAATGAGCTGACGGGGCAACCGTATTACCGTGACGTTACGCAGGCGGCTATTCCTACCGTGTCGTTCACCCTTGGTGAGTATTCTTTCGAGGACAAGGCAGCTTTACAAGGCGGTAAGGCAACGGATGATGGCTGGGAACGTACAGACATGACTGCTCTTGTGGAAAAGAGCATCGTGGCTATGACAAAGACCGGCAATTTCATCTTCATGCCTAAAGCTAACATCGTTGGTAAAGGTAGTTTTGTCGAGAAGAATATTGGTTTGGGCGTTTCGGCCGTTCCTTTGGAAACCGGAGTCAAGGGACTTGCTTCGGAAAAATGGTTCGATGGCTCAAATGTCAAACTTGAATAGTTTTAAGGTAACAGATTGTTTTCGGATGGCGGTGGGTGGTTGCTCACCGCCTTTTTAATTTACGCTTATGGATGCAGCAAAAATAGTAAATGCAGCCGTTTTGGGAAAGGACTTCGAGACGGTTATAGTGAATGGCAAGGCATACGTGATTAACCCTCCTACAATTCATAAGATGGCAGGTGCAGGGTATTATCTGTCCGATTTAAAAGGAGCTACTACCGTCATGGATATGCTCCGCTCGCTGAAAGATGTAAAACAGGCTTCTTTGGCTTTGTCTTGGCTTATTAAAGGGGATGAAAGTCTTTCTGATGAGCTTGCGAGAGGGGAATTTGACGAAGTGGTAGAAGCGTTAGCGGTCGGTCTTTCAATGGTTTCAACGGAAAATTTTTACAAGCTGTCAGTTTTAGCCAAGAACGTAGCAACGCTGACAGCAAAGGAACGGTCGTAGGAAACGTCACGTTATTAGGTCAAATTGCTACGTTCATGGAGGTTTTACATCTAAGTTACGATGAAGTTGTATTTAAAATTCCATATCGCAATTTGATTATTATGCAAAAAGATAAATTGCATACGGTTTATGGAGATGTTCTTCAAGAAGTAAATGAAGAAGAGTTTTTTAAGTTAAAAGGCAAGGGTAATCCATTTTAATTTGTTATATTTGTATATGTGAAAATGTTGTATATTATGCTATTATGGAAATTAGAATCGGAGAAAGATTTGGAAAATTGACAGTTGTCTCAAAAGATGAAAATAAAGATAAGGGAGGCTGTATAAAATGGATATGTAAATGTGACTGTGGGAACATTGTTTCTGTGCGTTCTGGATATTTAAGGAATGGTACAACAAAAAGCTGTGGATGTATAAGACGTAAAGTAAAAGATATAAGTGGAGAGAAATTTGGAAGATTGACGGTCTTAGATTTTCACCATAAATATACTGGGCAAAATAGTCATGCTACTTACTGGCATTGCAAATGTGATTGCGGAAAAGAGGTTGTGGTGTCACAAGGGAATTTGCATAGTGGAAAGGTGAGAAGTTGTGGGTGTATGAATGTTGATAGAAGAAAAGAGGCTAATACCACTCATGGAAAAAGCAAAAAAACTCGAATCTATACTATATGGGCTGGCATGAAAGATAGATGCTGTAATCCTAAAAATAATTCTTATCGTTATTATGGAGGGAAAGGAGTGCTTGTATGTCCTGAATGGTCTAATGATTTTCTTTTATTCTACAATTGGTCTATGAAAAATGGGTATAATGATAATATGAGCATTGATAGAATTGATTCAAGTAAGAATTATGAACCGTCAAATTGTAGGTGGATTACTTGCAATGAAAATTCAGCTCGGACATGTAGAACCATATTCATAACTGTTGATAATTCATGCCTATCAATAAATGATTGGGCTTCTTGTATAAAAGTTAGTGATACAACACTGACTTCGCGCTACAAAGAGTTTGGGAAAGAATGGTTAGAAGAATCTATCGGAAAGGTTTTAGAGTCACACGATAATTCTATCCTATATAAAAATAAAAGATATGCAAGTTCTATTTAGTGGTCGAAAAGTAAAGGTAAGGAATTGGCAAATCGTAGAAAAAAGAAATAGTTATGGCAAAATTATTAGAAAATAATGATAATTTTGTAGCAAAATAGAATATAAAATATGTCATGAGAAAGACCAAATGGATTATATATACTGTCCTAATAGGATTAATGCCTTTTTTTATAAGAGTGTTTGTCTTTATGCTATCGGTAAATAGGGAGTGGAGTTTATTATTCAATCCGGTTGATTTTATATTTTTAGGGCTAACTTTAAATTTGACGAATTTGAATGAGCTTAATAATGAAAAGTTTGATCCAATTTTAAAACTTAAATTTGAAGGGTATTCTGTAATACAAATTGTTATTTTATCTGGTGTTTTGGGCATTTTGTATTTTGCAGAACAATCTCAGAAAGAAATATTAGATAGAATTGTCGCGTTAGTATGTGCTATTGCATTTTGCCTAGTATCTTTTCTTTTTAGTAATGCAATAATGAATAAATTAAACTCTTTGGATGATGGGAACAATTGATATTATATTAACGGTAATAACATTTGTTATTTGTGTCTCTGGAGGATGTATAGCGATTAAATCAATCATTGATACAAGGAATAATAGTATAAAGAAATTTAGTAAGAACAGCGAACAACGCAAAAAGGAATTTGAAAATGGGCTGCATTAAATCATTTGTATATTTAGATGAATACAAGATGTATTCAATATCTTCTCAATTATTTGAAGGATTAACAGAGTATGTATTATCTGGGAAAAAGTCAGAATATGCTAAATCTGAAGAACAAAAGGGAAAAATTCTCAGTGGAAATTTAATGGGAGAAATCTTAGTTAAAGAACAATCTTCGACAGAGAAAAAATATCTGCATGATTATGCTTACAATCTTTTTGAAAATAAATTGAGTGAGATGGGGGTGCTCTATACTGTTCCACAAAATGTTACTTTAAATGATTTACGCGATAAATCTTTTGTAAAAATATCAGGGAAAATTATTTTTAATGATTATAGCAAAATGGCTTCTACGTTAGAGCAATTTAATGAAATAGGTGAAGCTATTGGCTATTTCAAATATAGAGAAGAGAATGAATCCGTAGCTGAATTGGCGAAATTACCGAAGAAAATTGCAGATAGAAATTCGAAGGCAAAAGCTACATCTTTGCTGAAAAGTTTGAATGTGAAGTATGCTGAGCAATTAAAAGCAGATGGGCTAATTTTAGATGATGATGTTGTAAATAGATTGCTAAATGTTTTGAAATTTAGCTATGATGAACAATTTGAAGTAACAATGCCATTTGCAAATAAAGAAATCATATTTTCTTCAATATTGAATAGAATTTATTTAAGAGAAAAGGAGGATATTTTAATTTCTAAGTATTCAAGAAAAACAGAATTTGAATTCACTGTTTTAGGAATAGTAACACAAGCAGGAAATGAAAATATAGAAATGTTTGATGAGGAAGAAGTAGTAGATGGTTTTCGATCTGCTATTCAAAATACTATTGATAAAATGGCTGGTGTAGAGACTTTTTTTACTGGTCGTCAGAGTTCGGAATGCCGTATTGAACCGATTGCAATATATCGTGAATTATAATTTAAAAATTTTACGCAACTATACACTTTTGAGCAAGCAGTTATTATACACAATGCTTGGTGTAATATAAAGTATATAGTACGTTTTATTAGTCTCTTTTACGTATTGATAAGAGTGAATAAAGGGTGAAAAATCACCCTTTATTTGTTACTATAATTGTTATGTCTCTACCATTGTTATCTAAACATTTACGTGAAATAAGCACAATACGGATAGATGGAGTCTCCCATTTGTAGAAGTCACTTAAACAATCGTCTTTACTTGTTGCAGATGTGTTAGCATCTGATTTAGAAGAAACATCGTTTCCTAAATTCTCGGATAATGAGTTTGTGTATTTGTCAATTTTATCCTTTAGTTTTACAAAATCCGTATCTTGTTTGTTCTCTTTTTCAAGATAGTTTAAGACATAAATACAAGCTCCATCCTCTTCTTTGGGTGGCACTTTCGAACCGTAAATATCTTTTATAGCAGAGTCAATATTATGATTTGTAGAGCATCCACATAGCAGAGCAATACATAGTATTAGAAATGTTATTTTATTCATGTTTTTACTTATTTTCTTGCAAAACTACCAAGAAATCCAATCACTCCAAACTATTTCACGACAATCTTTCAAATGTCGTGCTTTTGCAATCTTAGAAATAGCAAAACGGACTATCAAATACTACTTTCACAATTATTTTGCCACAATCAGCAGATTGTGTGTTTTTCGTTGATAAAAAACATCTATGAAAGCTTGTAACTGTGGTAAATTTATCAAGTAAAATAAGAAATATCAAACCTTTCGTCTATTGTAACGAATTTAATGAAAGAAAATTCTAATAAGGTTTGGATATACTGTAAATTTGAGTAGTAAATAATTAAAAATTAGAATAAAATGGGAAAGCTCGTATTCCGTGTGGCTTCGGATTGGCAAGAGGTCGTAAGATTAAGAACAGAGATAGAAAAGTTGAAACAAACGCTCCTTTCTATGGATTCGACCCAATCTCCTGATACATTTAAAAAGTTAAATGTTCAATTAGGAGAAAGTACTAAGAAAATGAACATCCTTATTTCTGATGCCGCCAAAGCTGGGGCAACAATGGAAAACGACTTCAAAAAGGGTATTTATGACGGTGAAAAAGCTGTTAATTCTCTATCAGAAGAAATTATCAAACAGAAAAATATCATACGTGAGACACAGAATGATGTTTCAATGCTTACTGAGAAATATAAGAAATTAGGAAAGTATGACTCTAAAAGACAATCTTTATCGGATGAATTAAACCGTGCAAAAGCAGCATTAGGAGAACAAAAGTATGCTCTCGGTGAATTGCAATCACAACAAGCACTTGCAAGATTATCTACTAAAGCCCTAAAAGATGAATATGCTTTATTCAAAGATGAGAGCAAGGCTGTTATAACTACCAATGAGGGGGTCGGAGTTTCATTTAAGAAGACACTTGCTGCTATTGGTGGAATCGCTATGCTGAAACAAGTTGCTTCAAATGTAGTTTCAACTGCTGGAATGTTTCAGAAATATGAATCTGTGCTAACTAATGCCTTGAATGGCAGTTCCGATAAAGCGAAAGCATATCTTTCTGACATAAATAGCTTTGCTGCAAAAACGAATTTTCAGCTTAATGAACTGACGGATGACTTTATAAAATTTGTCAATCGTGGTGTAACTCCTTCGATGGATGCCATGAGGAAAATGGGAGATTTTACCAATACAGTAGCAAAGCCCTTTGACCAGCTAACAGAGGCGATACTTGATATAAATAATCCAGAGCGTTGGAAAGAGTTCGGTGTTCGTGTTCAGACAGAAGGCAACAAGGTTAAACTCTCATTCCGTGATATGACGGTAGAATGTGACCGAACTGTTGAATCTGTAATGAAGGCTGTTGAACAATTTGGCTCGATGAAAGGTGTTGAAGGTTCTACGGAAGCAATATCGAAGACGATTGAGGGGCAAATGTCAAACTTGGAGGATACGATAACTACTGCTTTAGCGGAAATAGGACTTGCTAATCAGGATTTGATTTCTGGAAGTATATCTGCTGTCGATACTATTGTAAAGAACTATGGTATTATTGGTAAAAGTGTATTGGCTCTTGTGGAAATTTACGGTGTTTATAGAGCTGGGCTTCTGATAAATACTATTGTTGAGCAAGGTTCAGTGAAATCTATATGGGCAAAGATTACTGCAACTAAAGCTGCTACTTTGGCACAAGCCACTTATAACAAAGTTTTAATGATGAACCCTTATGTGTTGGCTGGTGCTGCTGTTGTTTCTTTAGGTATAGCTATGTGGACGTTAGCAGACAATACATCCATTGCTGAAAAGGCACAAGAACGTTTCAACAAGAAACAAGAGGAGGCGGCAAAACAAGAGCAAGAACGTAGACAAAAAATAGAGAGTCTTATCCAAAGCTCTCGTGATATTGCTTTGGCTGATTTGCAGCGTGGGCAAAGTTTGGCAGAATTACGCAAAGAATACCCAAAGATATTTGCCCAGTATGATATTGAAACAATCAAATTGGCTGACATTCTTAAGCTAAAGCAGCAAATAGCAGAAGAAGAGGCAAAGCGTGCAGGAGAAAAACGTGCTAAAGAGTTTTCAGATATTGAATCAGAAATTAAGTATTACGAGAATCTTTTAAAGTCGTTATCCGGGCAACAAGGTGTTGATGGCTATGTAAAGAAATTAAAAGAACTACGTGCAGAACGAGATGTCATGCTGCAAGAAAAAGGCAAAGGCATCTCTGAACAGTTCATTTCCAATCTTAAAGATGTTGATATTAGTGAGTTTGACCGCTACATCTCTGAGTTGGAGAAGCGTATCAGAGGAAAGGGGGAAAATGGAACTGTGAAACTTCGTTTGCCTATTGATATTAAGGGTACTTTGTCTGATGAAGCAATCTATAATGTGAAAGACATAAAAACACTTATAGATACAGCAAAATCAGTCAAGCAAACCCGAATTGATTCAGAGAAGAATAAAACCACCTACAAGCAGGATTATGAGAAAGCGAAGAAAGACTGGGATGATGCTAAGAAGAAACTTTCTGAAATAGAAAAGAATAAATCCAAGTTTACTTCAAAGCTGTATGAAGAAGCTAAGAAACGAGTAGAAACAACTGAAAAAGCCTATAAAAATTTGGGCGGTATTACTGGTAGTTCTTTGATCAAGCAGGAAAAAGCTGCTGAAAAGCAAAAAAAAGAACAAAAAAAGACAGCCGAAGAACTCTTGTCTCTCCGCCGTCAGAACCAACAGGATGAAATCAACCTGATGAGAGAAGGCACGGAAAAGAAGTTGAAACAGATTGACCTTGATTATCAGAAACAGATTGATGCGATAAGAAAACAGGAGGAAGAATGGAGCAAAGCCGGTAACGGTAAGCTGACCGACAAGCAGGCACAGAAAATTTCAGAAGCTTATACCAATGCCGAAAGTATGAGAGATAAAGATATTTCCGATGTAACTGGAGGACAGCTGAAAGCCGAACAACAGGCTTTGAACGACTACTTGAAAGAATATGGCACGTTCCAGCAGCAGAAATTGGCTATCGCCCAAGAGTATGCGGAAAAAATAAGGAAAGCACAGGAAGAAAACGGTGTTAATAGTGCACAAGTAAAGTTACTGGAGAAACAACGTGATGTTGCCATACAGAACAAGGAAACAGAAGCCATAAAAGCCAATATAGATTGGGTTACTGTGTTCGGTGAGTTTGGTTCCATGTTTTCCGACATGGTAAAGCCTGCCTTGGACGAAGCAAAAAAATATGTACGGACTGACAAGTTCAAGAACTCCGATCAGGCAAGCCAGAAATCATTGATTGACGCTATCAGCCAGATGGAAAAGTCTTTGGGTGGTACAAGTGGAGTCAACTTCAAGAAACTTGGAGAGGATGTAAAAGCCTATCAGACAGCTGAGCAAAACCGCATCTATGCCGTAGAAACCGAAACGGACGCCTTAGAGAAACTTCAAAAGGCGCAAGAGGACTACGCCAAGGCACAAAAGGACGGAACAGAAAGCGAGAAACAAGCCGCTGCAAACGCTCTTGAAACAGCGCAGCAGAATGCAGACATTGCGTCCGCCAACGTAAAGACACAGACAGACATCGCCAATCAAGCCCAACAAAATGTATCCGATACCGCAACCAAACTGAAAGCGAGCATGGAAAATATATTGGGAGGATTGCAACAACTTTCTTCGGGCGGACTATATGACGCATACAGTGGAATTATCAAAACCGTGAACGGATTCAAAGACGTGATAGGCAAGACGTCAGAATCTCTTAAGGAGGTCCCCATTGTCGGATGGATTCTGTCCATCATTGACGTACTCAAAGACGGATTGAGCAATCTTGTGGGTGGTTTGCTTGACGCTGTCCTGAATGCAGTCAGCGGAATTATCGGTGATGTCTTGTCAGGGGATTTGTTTGTCACAATCGGCAGGTCATTGAGGGACGGCATAGGAAACATCCTGAACGCGATCTCATTCGGAGGCTTCAACTCCCTGTTTGGAATAGGTGGAAACGCCAAGGAAGTACAGGAAACGATAGACAGGCTGACGAACAGGAATGAAACTTTGCAAACGGCCATCGAGGATCTGACTGACGAGATGAAGGCAAGCAGGGGAATGAAATCGGTTGAATCTTACAAGGAAGCTGTAAAATATCAGGAGGAAGTCAATAAAAACTATCTGCAAATAGCAAAGGAGCAAGCCGGATATCATAAGAGCCACGGCAGTTGGCAGCATTATCTGAAATGGACGGATGAAATGCTGGAACACGCAAGAAAAGCTACCGGTATGCAGGATTTCTCCGGCACTGATTCCTTGTGGAATCTGACCCCCGAACAGATGAAGGCTCTACGGTCGGACGTATGGTTATGGGATATCATGGAATCTTCCGGTAAGGGAGGTTACGGTGAGCGTGTTACCGACAAGCTGGATGATTATATAGAGCAGGCAGGAAAACTGGAAGAACTGACCGACAGTCTTTATGAGGGCTTGATCGGAATGTCATTCGATTCCATGTATGACAGTTTTGTAAGCAGTCTGATGGATATGGAGAAGAGTGCGGAGGATTTTGCTGATGACATATCCAAATATTTCATGCAAGCGATGCTGTCAAATGCCATCGGTGAACAGTTTAGTGACAAACTGAGGGCATGGTATGATAAATTCGGTGAAGCCATGAAGGATGATGGTACGCTTGACAATAATGAGCGTAAGGAGCTGATGGATGAATACATGGGTTATGTGGACGAAGCCATGAAGCTCCGTGACGAACTTGCCGCAGCAACCGGATATGATAAGATTTCGCAAGAATCAACATCCCAGTCAGCTTCATCCAAAGGTTTTCAGGAAATGAGTCAAGATACTGGCGAAGGGTTGAACGGTAGGTTTACAGCATTGCAGATTGCAGGAGAAGAAATAAAGAATCAGAATATTATTCAATCTCAATCACTTAATCTACTAACAGTAAAAGCAGATGCTCTACTTTCCATAGATACGGAAACAAGAAATATTGCTGATGATACGCGGGATTTGATAGCGCAATCCTATCTTGAATTGGTACAGATTTCAGAAAATACAGGGGCAATCGTCAAACCTATTCAACAGATGCAAAGAGATATAGCAGAAGTTAAAAAGAATACAGCAAAATTATAGTCTATGGATGAATTATTAATTAATGGCGAAAACGCTTATACAACATGGGGTGTGAGAATGGGAGAGGGGTTTCTTGATGTTATTGGGGCATCCGCTCCCATGAAGGATTTTATTGAGAACAAAAGCCGACTTGAACATGGGAAACGGGTAATAATCAATAATCCTAAAGTCGATGAGAGGGAAATAACTCTTTCGTTCACTATCGAGGGTAATTCTCAGTCTGATTATCAATCAAAGAAAAAAGCTTTCTTCAATGAGCTTTATAAAGGTAAGGTTGATATTCAGATTCCTGCTAATAGTAGCGAGGTTTACCATCTTATTTATACTGGCAAGAGTGTCACTTACGCACAGAGTTTAGACCGAACTTTCGGAAAAATTTCAGCCAAGTTTAACGAGCCAAATCCGGCAAACAGAAGCTAATTCACGACATTGGTTTTATTGTCGTGTATGTGAGTGCTCAAAATTGGGCACTCTTTTTTTTATCCCCGAACTTTGAAGACATGGAACAAATCGACATCAAAGACATATCCGGTGCTATCCTGCTTACAACTTTGATCAATGAAGGCTGCAAGCGTAAGTTCACTCTGATGAAGGAGGACTACATCATGTTAAAGTTCTCCTTAGAGAATCCCATATATTTCAAACTTGGCTCATACGTGGAATGTAACTTCGGATTGTTCGAGGTGTGCGACTTGCAGAAGCCCGCATTCAACACCAATACCGCCGGCTACGATTACGAATTAAGACTTGACGCCTACTACTGGAAATGGAAAAACAAAATCTTCAAATATACCCCGGAGACGACCGGACAGGAGGCGTCCTGGAACCTGACCGCTCCGCTTGACGTACAAGCCGGTATAGTCCTTAGAAATTTGAAAGCTCTTGGTTACACATACAAAGGACAGGATTTTGTTTTCTCCATTGATTCCACAGTCGAAAACAAGTCCCAGTTGATGAGTTACGATAACATCAACATCCTTGACGCTTGTTTTGAGATGGCGAAAAAATGGGATTGCGAATGTTGGGTGACTGAAAACATCATCCATTTCGGACGTTGTGAGTCTGGCGATGCGGTGGATTTCGAAATCGGGAAAAACGTGCAGGAAATGTCACAGTCAGAATCCCGGTCCACTTATGCCACCCGTATCTACGCTTTTGGTTCAACAAAGAATATCCCATCTGACTACCGTCCGGTTGACGAGACCGTGGTTGTGAACGGCGTGGTGCAGCGCAGGCTGATGCTTCCCGAAGGCACTCCTTACATTGACGCTTATCCTGATATGACTACCGAGGAAGCCGTCGAGCAGGTGGTTATCTTCGATGAAGTCTATCCCCGAAGAACGGGCATCATGTCGGATGTCACCACTATCGAAGTGACGGACAAGGTGGAGAATGAGGACGGTACAACCACCGAGGAAAAATGGAATGCCTACCGCTTTAGGGACACGGGTGTTAACTTTTCCGAGAAATATATCCTCCCCGGTCAGGAGCTGAGGATACGTTTCGCGTCCGGACTTCTCAACGGTTTGGAGTTTGCCGTGAAGTTCAATCCTGAGGGAAAGCCGGAGATATTGGAGGATGGCGGATGGAACCCTGAGGCACAGCTTTGGGAGATAGTCAGGAATGAGGACTATGGCAGACCGCTTCCCGGTGATGTGCTCTTTCCCCGGAATGGAGATGAATATGTGCTTTCCGGCTGGGACAGCACGAAAATAACCGAACTGGGGCTTGTGGGTGCCGCCGAGCAGGAGCTGAAGGAAAAGACTGAAAAGTACGCTGCCAAATCCAAGATAGACCCGAGTACCTATGGCTGCACGATGATGTCAAATGACGCATACCGTGAGGATGGCGTTCACAACCTCTACAGCATCGGTCAAAAGGTCAACCTTATCAACAAGGCTTATTTTGAAAACGGAAGGCAGTCAAGGGTTATCGGATTTGAATTCAATCTTGATTTAGCTTATGATTCCCCTATATATACTGTCGGGGAAACCGCCGCCTATTCCCGTATCGGGGAGCTGGAGGAAAAGGTTGAGAGCCTTACCCTGAAGGGACAGACCTATACGGGCGGTGGTGGCAGCGGCGTGTATGTGATCGGAAGCCACGACTCCACCCCTGCGACAGACCATAACGTGTATTCCGCATTGCGCTCGCTGATCATGTTCATGCGCAAGGACACGGAGGAACGCACCGGTTTCCTATTATCCCTGTTGGGCGGAACCGTCATCAAAAAATACGCCAAGTTCGGTGACTTTATCACCGGTGTTCAGGGCGGTTACATCGGTGAGGACGCCCGTGCCGAGCTGGAGGCTTTGGTCCTGCGTAGCTCTCTGAGTGTTCCTGAACTTCGTTTCAACCGTCAGACCTATTTTGAAGGATATAATACTATAAGTCCCGGTGGAGGGCTGAAGATAAAAAGCTTTGTCGCCAATAATGACGGCAGCTATACTGTCACCCCTGATCTGGAGGATGGTGTACCGCTGGGACAGAAGCCGGACGATATCCTTTTGGGCTTCTGGCATGACAAAAGCGTCACTACCGGTGACTTTATTGGTTTCAGAAAAATACAGTACCGTATCACTTCCGCAGATTACGACGAGAAGACATTCGTAATGGTTCCGCGTCCCGGATATGAGTTCGTTCCCCATAACGAGATGCGTCTCGGACAGACGGGGAACTTCACCGACAA